ACCAAAACCGCATACGCTCCGAACTTCATATAGTCCAAAGCAATTCGGTTGTATGTTCCGTTCAAATCAACATCTGAAAACGGCTGTTGTAAGATTTTATTCGCTAGTGCCTTTTGTTCAATGCTGTGGATTCCCGTAGGATCGTAACCCAAACCACCGCCAACAATATAACGAACCTTGCTATTGATAATAGCGTTATGAATAGACGAACGCATATACAGCGTTTCAAGGTAGTACGGATAGTCGTTATTCTCCCCGTAGGTGATCCACTCCTGATCCTTCACCTCAAGAAACTTCGGCACTTTGCGGTTTTCAAACTGCACAAAGTGTGAACTGATCTTCCTGTCTATTGGCTTGTCCATTTATATTCTACGGTTACTTGCGGTGATGTGTACTGATGCGTATCTGTTCCCGTTACCTTCATCTGACCCGTTTCGCACAATGTCGTTGCCAGTCGGTAGTCGGTGTTGTTGCTGCTCGACTGCTCATACACGTAGTACGTATAGATTCCAGAGGGTAGCGTTAATGTGGTAAATCCCCCCTCCTCAATGTCGAACAGGTTAGAACGGTCTTTGTAGTTGTTGGCTACTTCGGTAATAATCTGAACGGTTTCAATGTTTGTAGCGTCATTGACAAAGCGCCACAGCCAGTACGGACTTGATAACGTCTGTTTTTCTTTCAGCGTTACCGCGACCCGTGTAGTAGCATTGCGCGTGATGTTCAGCATACCTGTAAAGACGTGAAAATGGCGTGTTGTGGAAAAAGAAAACCCGACCTTACGGGGTCGGGAATCCTTAGAAACAAAACTACACTTAACCTAACCTAGAGATTATCGTAATTCGTGATATTCAGAATCGTGTCTTTCTCACGTCCTGTAAATGTTACGCTGTAACCGTTACGCTCATTGAAAGCCGTACCCGTTGCAGAACTTGAAGCCGATACAATCAACCCGCGCTCGTAACCGAATAACCACGCGTTGCCGTTGTTATCCTTTACCGCAACATGAACTAACATACCGTGCATATTATTCAGTGAATTGCGGAAAGCTACTTTCAATTTGTTGTTGATGTACGTGATCGTCTGCGTATGTACCGAAGTACCTGCTGCACGATCCGTAGCACCGTCGGAAGTCGCCACCGATGTTTCCTGTGCGCAATCGAAAGCGTACCAATCTGTCAGACCGTTACCCGCAAAGGTGATCTGACCAGACGTTACAGTAGCAAGCCCCGCAGATACAAGGGTCGCATCAAATGCACGAACCTTAATCTGTGCCACGCCACCATTGCTGTCGTTACAGTCAATCGTGAATGAATTTAAAATGCTGTTTGAACAAGGCATTGTTTTATTGTGTTAAAGGGGAGGCGTCACACCTCCCCGTTATACATTCTGTTTACTACGCTGTTGCGAATGATACCACCTGATCAGGGAACATCCATCCAGTAGTGAAGCGGTATGTTTCAGTCGAGTACAATTTCTTGTCCTTCTTCTCATACCACACCATTGAATCGTTGATGTCCGATACAAGGTCAGTTCCGAGATATGCCTGTGCTTTGTTGAAAGTCAGGATTCGGTTCTTGAACATCGCAGGAAGTGCGCTGTTGTTGTCTGCGTTCAATCCCGGTACGCCAACGATACGCTGCCCTGTTCCCGGCATTTGCAGCTCATAACGCGGTGTTGATCCGTCGTATTTGTAGTGGAACATATTTGCGTTGGTCAATGCGATAACCAATTTGTCGAAAGTGTCCTCACCGCATACGGTTACTGTGTCTGTCTGACGACGCAGGTCAGAAGGCGTTGCCAACCATACGTTATTGAAGATCGTGATCACGTTTGAAGTAGTGATAGACGTGTGAGACGTTCCCGCTACTGTCTGTGAATTCACATATCCGCCCACAGTTTCGAGTGACTGCAAAAGACCGTTGAACTGCTTATAGTCTGTGTTTGATCCGCCCTGTGTCTTAGAAGACTGCCACATTGCGATCTCGAATTTCTTCGTAACGCGTGCGTCTTTGTCTTCCATTACGGTGTTCATGAATTCAGACGTTGCAGCGTTTTCATCCATGTTAGCACCTGCACGAAGATACTTCTGAGTAAACTTAGTGCGAAGGGTATCAAAACACCATTCGTTTTCAATTCCGAATGTGTCAACTGTCAGCGTAATATCTGCGAAAGTACCACCGTCGCCAGATGAGTTTTGAGCCGAACAACCACTGAGCGCCTGAAATACAGGGTCAGAAGTCATGTACGGAATCTTCTCCGAATACTTGATACCTTCGTAAACGGTTACAAGCGGAATAGATACCGCACCGAAAACGATCTTACGTTTAATGTCCGAACGACCCTCTACGGTGTAGTTAGACAATGATGATACTGTGAAACTTGCCATTGTTTATTGTTGTTTGTGTTTGTTAGTGATTGAATGCTCTTTTTCTGTGTTCGATTACTTCTTCCTCGAAAGTCTTAACCTTCGGGGTTTCTTTTTCAAACTTTACAGGCTCTTGCGGTGCTTCACCGAGTTCTGTTACCGCCTGATTGAGTTTTTCGATTGTCGCTGAAAACTTCGCTTTGTCCGCTTTCAGTTCCGCATTTTCCTGTTCGATTGCTGCGAACTTTGTAACGAGATCAGCAACCTGTGTTTTCAGTGCTTCGATTTCCGCTACCTTCTCGAAGATCATTTCCTTCTCAATGCGCTCGATTATCTGTGAAGGGTTTGGAGCGGTTGTTGCTGCGGGTGCTGCCGCTGTTGCATCCTGACCCATTTCCTGTTCAGTAGTCGCTGCGGGTGCTTTTACCTCCGCTACCGTGCCACCTGCTACGGTGAACACTGTCCCGTCTTCTAGTGTGTACTCCCCGTCAGGAAGTGGCGCTGCACCTGCTTCGGTCATAACCATAACGGGTACACCCTGTGCGAGTGCTTCCCCTTCGATGCTTACCATTGTTCCGTCAGCGAGTTTCGCGTCCATGAACTTTTGCTTTTCTCCGAATGTTGCAAAAGCATCTTTCAGCTTTGCCGCAAACGTCTGGATTTTCTCTTTTGTGATTTCCATACCTTTAAAGACGTTGTGTGATTATTTTGTTGATTTAATGATACTATCCAATGTTTCCATCAGTTCCGCGACGTGATCCGTCTGAGGCTTCTGTGAGGCGAAAATGTAATCGACCATCATCTCCATACTGAACCCTTTGTACTCCCCTGACTTAACCTTTGACCACAGGTCGTCCGATTCCACATAATAGGAATGCAGCCACGTTCCGTCAGCGTATTGCTGCTTCAACGCTACGGGCGCTTGTGTGCCACGCTGTGAATCAACGATAATAGATTCGATCAGATAGATACCGTCGGGCTGTTGTGAGCGTTCGTGCATTTCGTTTACTGAGTTGTAACGGTTTCCCTTTGCCCAGTCACGCACGAACAATTCAATATCTTCTTTGGTGAAGTACACGTAATGCTCCCCGCGTTTTTCGTCACGTCGGTAAATCTTAAAGTCAGGGATCATAACCGCCCCTGTGATAATGCGACGGTCTGAATCGGTCACTTCAAATTTAATCGGCTGCGATTCTTTGAACGCCACAAAGTTTGATTCAATGGCTGGGCTATCTACTAATGCCGTGAAAATTTCCTCCGCGTCCGTTTCTTTGTCTGTGATCGTAAGCCGATACACTGGCAGATTACCTTCCATGCAAATAAAGACACGGATTTGGTGATTTGTGGATTTTGTATATCTTTGCCTTGTGTTTGTACGGTAATGGGAGTTCCGCGCAAGGGATGGGAAGCCGCATCAGAAATGGTGCGGTTTATTTATTTAGAACCTACTCCTTTCCTCCGCTGTCCTTACGTTCGTGTTCGTGTCGTTGATTTCCTGAACGCTGACATACATCGGGCGCATATCGTTGTTCTGATTGATAACCTGACCCTGCTCATTAAGTAAGGTTGATGGCTGTGTTGACGTTCCGACGTTAGGCTGTGTGCTGAAATCCAATGTACCACCTCCACCTCCTCCCGATGCCGTAGCCGTTACAGAACCTCCCGAAGTGTCAACACGTAGGATTGCAGCGACACGCGCCAGACCCGAAGCAACGGCAACACCTGCCGCAATTGCAGCGCGTATAGGCGCATCAACGGACGGAACAGCCATCTGTGAAGCATACGCCTTTTGAGCGGCTACATAGGTGTCTATTAACGTTAATGATGCCGATATAGCCTTCTGTGCTTTCGCGTTGTTTTTCATCAGCGAGGAAATAGCCTCCAATGTCTGCTTTGCCGAATCAATCGCAAGGCTGTAACGCATTTCGTCTAACTTCTTAGCTTTCTCCGCTGATGCTTTCTCCGCGTCGTCCTTTTCTTTCTGGCGTTTTAATTTTTCATTGCGATCATCCAGATACAACTTCATCCGTCTGCGCTGTGACGCTTCTTCCCGTTCGGCTCTATCTGCTTCGTCTTGATCGGCTGCTTCTTTCTGCTCAGCCATCAATTCAAGTTCACGCGCCCATGCTGCTTCGTTATCCGCTGCTTCCTGTTCACGTTGTGCCTTGCGTTCCTGATACGCTTTCTTTGAGTCCTCGCTTTTCTTCTGCGCTGACTTTTCTTCTTCGATGTCCAGAACCTTTAACTGATTCTGTAAGTCTTTCAGCGCCTCCTGCTGCTCTTTAATCTGATCAACGGCTTCCTGTGCGCGTTCTTTCTTATTAACAGCGATTGCCGCCTCTGCCTGATTCGTACCGTTAACAACGTCCGCAACACGGAGCAAAGATTCCCAAAGTGAATCGTTATTTTTCACCTCCTCGACCTTCAACATACTTACCCGTAGTGAAGATTGAGCCTCTGCGATTTGTGCCTCTATCAGTTTGCGCTTAACAGCAATAATTTGTTCTGTACTTGCTCCCTGCGCTGTGAGTAGTTCAATTTGACGATCGTATTCACGCGATAGTGTCGCTGTCGCTTCCTTTTGCTTTTCATATTCCCGTGTTGCTTTTGCCAGTTCTGAGTTAGCGTCTTGTTGCGCCTGATACACCTTATACACCGCAACGCTCAACGCTACCAACGCGGATGCTACGGCAATAATCGGGTTCGCCTTTACGGTATCATTGAACGCCTTAAATCCTTTCTTTAGCTTGTCAACGTCATTGATCGCCTGAGCAAAAGCCATAGCCGCCTGAACGCGCATCATAGCCTTCTGTGCGTCTTCGGATTCGATACCTAGCAAAGCCATTGAAGATGTTACCAACTGAACGCCCGTAGCCGCGCCCGTTGCCATTTGCTGCAACCCTTTGAACTGATCAGGATTTAGGGCGTTGATCTTCTCGTTCGCCTCTTCTACGCGGTCTTTCAGCCGTGCCGCTGCCGCTGCCAGTTTCTCGAATTCGGGCGTATCTTCCCCGACGGTTAACATCGCGGTTTTCAGTTCTTTCAACTGCTTACGAATCTCCCCGACTGAGTTTGCCGCGTTTGCGGTATTGATTACGACATCTAAATTAAGCTGTGCCATGTGTTATTGTTTACTCCCATGAATAAATCGGCTGCCACACAAACTGAATAACCTGTGATGCCGTTGCTGTGCCTACTAAAAACTTACCTACCAACTGCACAAACTCACCAGAGTTTACATAAATCGGCTCTGAGAAATTTACGTTGATTGAACCCTGCGTTGGCGCTGATCCGATTACTGACCCTGTTAACCACGTCATAAATCCTAGTGCCACACGTCGCGGTGCTTTTGCCGCTGCACCTTCAGCAGTAGCAAGTGATACCGCTGTATGTCCAAATGCCAAAGAAAACTGCAATGTTGTTGCCGTAGTTGCTACCGCCGCTCCGATGTTCACCGCATCAACACGAACGCCTGTAATCTTCAATCTCTTACCCTGAACAGATACCGTACCTGCGAGTACTTGATACGATCCCCATATTCCGTCTGTTGCAGCAGTAGCCGCTGCTGTTACCGCACCCTGACCGCCTAATCCTGACGGAAGGTTAGCTGTTAATGCGGTGTTTGATGGCGCTGCTGCCGTAGGGTTTGCAGAGTTAGCATAAGACGCTAACGATCCCATAGTACCTCCTGACAATCCCTGATAAGAGCCAAACATAGCATTGCCATTCTCTCCTAAAGTTCGCGTAATGTTAGCCCCTGCAATCGTTACACCGTAATCATTAAGAACAAATTGTATTACTGAGCCAGTAGTGCCAGTGTGCGCATGACGAATTGAGAAAGGCAACGTAGCTGATAGATATGGTGTCCCCTGACCCGTAGGTGTTTGTATTGTTCCGTACAATACGTTATCAATCCAAAAGTGTACTTCACGCTCGGACACAGCAATAATGAATTGATATTTTTTGCTATTTGTATGAGTAAAATTAAATGCCGATGTAGTTGTTTCCGCTCCGTTGTAGTTGATCACACCAAATACACCTGAGGCATTAATACGAAAGTAAGCCCCGTCAGTTGGTGCGTATGCTGTTGATGACCCACGACGGAATAAACCAATGTCAATAATAAAGTTCGTAGTCAACGCTGCGGACAATGAACCTGTGAATTCAGCGTACAAAAGTCCGCTAGTGATCAAAGGGAATTCAGCATACGTTCCAAACGTCAAGCCCGTTCCCGTTGTGGTTACCGATGAACCGTTAGTAGTAAGACCCGCAGTAGTCCACGTTGCTGTTAATGTAGAGTTTGCGTATGTGTGCTTTCCTGTATTTTGAGCCGTATAGTTGAAGGTTTCATTATCGAGAAACGTATCCTGAGATACGCGTAAACGATAGTCTTTGTCCGTTTCGGGTGAAGACAGATAAGGCGTACCTGTAATTGATCCCGAATCGTTTTCGCTATACAATTTGACAGCGGACACATTTGCAGGATTGCTTTCCGCGTTACGCTCTAATGATGTCTGCAACGCGTAATCACTTGTTACGTTTGCCTGTCCTGCGGTGCTTGACCCGCCTTGAATCTTTGTTGCCATGTTATGAATAGATTACTTTGTACGTTATTGTATAGACGCCCGTAGCCCCGTTTGTGGACGTTGCTCGGATGTCAAATGATGTGTTGTTGATTATGTTTTCAATGTGAAACGTCATTCCTGCTAGTGTGAAATCATCTAATGAAGCGCCTGATGTTTCTGAATTTATGACGCTAAACGAAATGAGATTACTATTTGTCAGGCTTCCGTTAGATATTGTATTTACCACGCTTAACTCTTCATTCGTAAATGTAAATGTAGATGTAGCTGATATGGTGTACAATGTAGTACCACCACCGCCACCTCCTAATGATGTTAAGTATGTCATTACGTTACAATGTATTGCGACCCTGTATAAGTTAAGGTCAGCGATTCGTACTTATGATTCAGGTTAAATGTTGCTACTGAGTTATTATTAGAGTAAACGATATTCAATCCACCCCCTGCAACAGTTACCGTACTGCCAGTCATGTTGAATACCTGAATACGATCATTCACCGTTAACACCGTGCTATCTAATGTAAGCGTCAACAATCCTGAACAGTAGTACGTTCCCGCCTCTGTTATTGTAGCATTCGCTGTAATAAAGTAAACGTTACGCGATCCAAAGGTGTACTTGTTCCCGTCTATCCATACCTCCCCGCTGCGTGTCACCGTAACATCATCCGATCGGATAACCACCGCCCCGATAACGTCAGGCTCGATAACAACACCCGAAGATGCCGCCACAAAGTTACGGGAAGCCTCAGACCCTAGTGAGATATTGTACCCGAACACCGCGTTACCAATACCTCCGTTAATCTGTATGCGTTCACCGACAAACGCGTTATTTGCTCCGCTATTACCACCGTCACCGCGAGGAACAACGTCCACGTTTCCGTTCGTGTTGTTCAGGTACGATAACAGAGAATAGGTAGAAGCGGTAAATACTTCTCGATTCTTGATAAGTACGAATTCGCACTTCGTAACCTTGTTCTGTTCCGTGTTGTAATCCTGAATCTTTAACAGCCTGTAATACTGCCCGTGAATAAAATACTGATCACGGAATGACAACCTCAAGATGTCCAAAGGCGTTAAGTAAAAATAGCCCGTTAACATCTTACTGTTGCGGTCTGTGATTTCCTCGATGTACTTGCGGTGGTAACGATTCCACAGGTTGCCGTCCGTGTAATTTGTTGCCGTGTAGTAAATCTCACGCGGGTTAGTAAAGTTCAGGTCAAACGTTGGCGACGTTACAGAATCCAGATGCCCCGACTGAGGGTAGGTAGTTTCCGAGTAAGTCGTGGACGCTGTGATATAGTTCCACGCGTATGTTGTAGCAACCGCACCCGTAGCAATTAAACGACGCATACCGCTCTTAATGCGCTTTCGGATATTACCGTTTTCTAGCGTGTAGATATGCGGATAGATGCGATCAGTAGTCGAATCCGATACCATTGGAGTAGGGGAGAATACAGACGTGTAAATGTTTTCATTCATCACGAAGTCATTCGTTACGTCATGCTTCTTCATCCCGTAACCTTCTGCCCATGTTTCTCGGTACTTCTTATTGAAGTAGTCGTCTGAATCTTTCCACTGCAATACGTAACGCTTCGCATCTAATCCACCCATAGGCGTTAACTCCACAGGTTTTGATACGTCCAACTTATGCGACCAATCACGATTCTGACCAGACCCGTAAAAGTCCGTAGCGGTATCAATATAAACCTTCTGAGGATTTGTGCGGTCAGGCTCGATCATCAGGTTAAAGTCCTTGATAACGCTCATGAAGTAATCTGCCATCTTAATGTCATTAGGCAGCGCGGAGTTCATTGGAACTGTTGCACCTTCGACAATAGAGGCGTTACTAACTGAGTTAAAGAAATTACACGTTGATAGATTAAACTGAGCGTATTGTTGACCAGTGCCAGTCAATGCTCCCAAAACTGATGGATTTAATTCCACCCATATTTCATCTCCTGCATTTACTTGTATCGTTGGCGTTGTGTAAGTGAACGATACTGTATTAGACGAATTCCCTGCATTCAAACTGCTAACGCTATTCAAAACGCCTTGCTGATATCCTTGTAGAATCTGCGTACCTCTCCTATGTCTGATAGTAACATAAAGCGCATAGAATCCTAAGTTGACGCAGTTCCCGCCAACCGCTGACCAGAAGAAAGACCCTGATACTTTGAATTCATAATACCCCGCACTCACGCACGTGAACGTGTAAGTTGCAGGGTTGTACTGTCCGTCAGGATCGGATAACTCAGCATCAAATGGGAATGGATCAGGAATAGATGTCCACGTTGCCATATCTAAAATTGTATATGGCGAACTGATCCGAGAATTGAACAACCGACTTGTAGCCGATGCCTGATCTAATAAGAAAGACGTACCCGTGAACGGAACTACAAAAGACCCGAACCGTGAACCGCTGATAAACGGTGATTCATACTCATACCCTGCATATTCCAGAACCTTATCGAAGATCACTTTCTCATACAACGCAGGGTAAAAGTGATTCACATTCCAATTTACACCGTCGTTATCACCGTACTGAATCATAGGGTAGTAATACCCTCCAGACGGGTTAATAGTTGTCCAAGTCGCCTTTTGGTTAGTTCTGTTGTACACGTGATCGTATTCCGATACGTCCAAATCAGAAAGCAAGGCGTTACCTAGATTCGTGACAATGTTACCCAGATCACCGAATAGTTCACAGATGTAAGTAATCTTACCTAAGTCCTGATTCTCGCGTTTGATGCCACGCATCCGCAAGTACCCTCTAAACTGCTCCACCCCGTCCACCTGCACTACTGCCGTAGCTTTCAGGTTCGGATTGTAATCGGGGTTAAAGTTTATCGCGGACGTGTTTTGTATCTCAGTAAAGTCGAAAGCGTGTGAAAATACCTTATTAGCCGTTCCATTGGCGGGAATCTCTACGGTACGCGAAAAGCCCGCATTACGTTTGTCGGGGTTTTTAATATCCGCAATCGCTAATGTCAGGCTGATACCGACCTCTTTCTTTACGTCAACGCGTATGCCGTTTATGAATAGTTCCGTCCTCATCCGCGCTGTCTGTGGTATTCCTGTGACAATTCAAATACTACCTTCACATTATGTAGTTCAATGTCACCTAATGCCGATGTCTTCAGTTCTCCCTCCGTTGGTGATGTGATTGTACCGCGCAGTAATGTCGTACCGTATTCCATAAAAACAATAGGGCTTTCAATCATACGCTGAACTAGCAATGAGTTGTCTATGCTAATCCAGTCCGACTGTAATTCATACCGCGCCTGTACGCGTGTGTCATGTACAATCGTTCCCGCGTCGTACTTGTTATACGTGTAGCTGTTGTTGGTGTGTTTGCCTAATTTACGCTTGTATGTGTCGGTTGTTTTCTTCGTCTTGTAACGGTTCACCATGCTGAACTGATACGAATCGAACGCGCCTTTAGTAGTAAGGAAGTGCAGCGTGATAGGTGTGCGACCTCCATAGCATTCTGTGTCGTTGTTAAAGGTGAATGTCGTTGATGTCGCATTGCCGAAGTAGTCCGTTAGCGTTACGTCATACCCTGATACTGAATTATCAATCAACGGCTGTGATCCTGAATAAAGCGTTGCGTTATTGAGTGACCGCGCACCGCATGATATGTACTGACGGTATTGGAAATAGAAAGGATTCTGATAGGGGTTTTCAATCAATGCCGTTTGAATCGTATTCCCTGCATCATCGTATGTCTTAATCTGAGCAAAGTACACTGCCCCTGATGTATTGGTGATGTAATGCAGAAATCGATCTTGTAATACGTTACTGAAATCATACGATTGAGGCGATGTCATTTCGTTAAGGAACTGCCCCGTAGATTCAATAGCTATTGATCCCGTGTAATCTAGGAATGTTGTCGTATCATAAGCCCCGTTGAATGCGTACTTAGTGCCTGTAACGGTCAACGCTGAATAGTTTGTCACCGATCCTAGCGCTCCGTACTGCTCCCCGAACTTAATCTCATACGCCACCATTGAGTTAGCCGCAACACCGAACCCGTTAACAGACTTACTGATGTCGAAATTGTCCACCGAATCGTTAAGACCGCCTAAGTAGTTTTCAATTACACGTCCCACATCAAAGACACCTTCATTGAATGACGGGTCAGGGTTACATACCAGACGAATATACCCCGCGTCACCGCTAACGTACACGTCCGCTAAGTATCTGAAGTTAGGCTGCCCCGCATTGGATGAATCCAACACATAAACCATAGGGTTATATGTCGGTGTCCAGAGATACGGTTCTTGTCTTATGTTGATTGCCATTACTCTACGTCTGTTAATATTGTTACGTCCACAGCCTCACCGATCACTGGCGCTAAGGCGATGGATAAATCCTGCAATTCGTCTTCGTTGAATATCTCCGAATAGAACCCGTGACCTTTTGACTTGTAGCCTTTTTTATGTATTGATTTACTTATTGCGAAAGATAAAGCCTTACTAGCCGCTTCTATATTCTCATACTTTATAGTCCTTGTTTTGGTTTCCCCTTTTTTATTGACTCTACTTAGCGTCCTAGTTAAAGGTATATTTAATCTTCGCCTAGCCATCCAACCATCAGCACCCGCCAATTTACCTCGCAAAGTTTCACCCGTATTTATATGAGGCCCATATCCAGTAGAACCGCGCCCCTTATCAACGAACTTAGCGTAATCAGGCATCTGTATTGTCACCTTATACCCGTCTGGAATAACCTCCACAGGCATAACGATAATACTCTGAGCCAACGTCGACTGATCAAACCACTGATCCTTACTGACTAGGTTCTGACGGATGCGCTGACTTAACCCCGTAGCCCATTTGGTCAGGTAGTCCGTAACGTATTCGTCTGTTTCTTTACCTAGCATGATGCTGTTTAAGTTGTTTGATGTTTTCTTTATGCTCCGCCTGTATATCCGCCATCATTGCGAGGCGGTTGTAAAAGGCTACGACCTTCATTTCAAAGTATTCTTTTTCCTTTGTGATGTCCCCGTCCGTGAGTTCGTAGATGACTTTGTACCATCCCCACTTCTCGAACGCAGTTCGTTTAGCGTTTGATTCAAACTGTTCAGATTCTCCTTGATTCGGTTGTCCAAAGAGTTTAAAATAGCCCTTTCTAATATCGGAGATACCTTGCAAAAAAAAAGCGTGATGCCGTTCGCGGTGTCAGCAGGTAGGTCTTTGAATAGTTCGACCTTTTCCGAGTAGGTCAATGACTTACGCCATCTCTTAAACCATTTGCGTTCCTGAGCGAATACCGCAATGATCTGAGGCACTTTTGACCAGTAGTTATCTTTCGTTACGTTCAGAAGGTGAAGTTCAGCCAATTCGTTTACAGATGTGTCCGATACGTTAGGATGAAAGTAGAATGTGTGCTTCCCTAGCTTAATACGCGGGTTATATGCGGATTTCGGCTCTGTGCTGAGTAGTTCGTATGCCTTTGTTCGTAGCTGTGCGAATTCAGCCCCTGACATAGCACTAACGGCATCCAATGATTGACCCGTGATAATGCTGATCAGGTTAATGTCGCGGTCTAGCAAGTCCACCGCGTCGGTAGTGTCCATGTCCAACAGCGCCATGATCTCAGGCATCTGTCGGGCTTTCACGTTACTCCAATCCATACCCGTAAAGACGGAGAAAAGGGGTTTCGTGGATTAAGATTTACTATCCAGATAAACGTTTACACAGCTTATTGATGCCGTAGCCATGAAGTGCATATACGTCTTACTTCGCGGGTCGGATAGTTCCTGCTTTATTTTCTCACAATACAACTTTAGTGCATTGTCAATGCCTTCGTCACCTGATCCCCATGAAGCCCCGTAGTCGGATTCTACCTCAATTATTATTCTGTGTTTTCGTTTCATGTGACAAATATAAAAGAAATTAAAAGTGAACGCTAACAGCCTGAACAATCGGATTCTTTAACGAATGCCATGCAATAGCCGTAGCCATGATGCCGTCATCGTGGAAACCGTATGGCGCTCCGTACTTTACCGTTCTGCTTTTGGCGTTGTATTCAAACGTAAACACGTCGAACTCCTTTTGTAGCCAGTCAACGGGCAGGAAGGTAGCCTCAGACTGCTGAGTACCTACCGCCAAAGATTCAATAGCGTCATTCTTGCTCTTAGCGGTTGTTACAAACGGGTTAATGTTTCGGGGCTTTGCCACCTTGCCGCGTATCTGTTCGAGTATCGCGTCACCTATACTGTTGACTTCCACTAGTGTAATGGCGTTGTATTCGTCGATCTTCTTTGCAATCTTAGATGTGATGTTGTGCCAAGTATCATGCCTCCATCGGTCTATGAATACCTGATTGCCTTTTTCGTTGAATATAGATAGCACAGAGTAATCGTCCGCCCTTCCCAAGTCCACACCTGCGTAATACTTAACACCTCCCGTGACGTTGCTGTAAACGGGTGTAAAGATACCAGACCCGCCATCTATGAACTCGGCAAGGTATTCCTGACGAAACACGTGATCGGGTAACGTAGCCCGTGCGTCGTTGATTTCCTGCGGATTGATTAACGGGTTATCGTACGAAGTCATGGTAAAAGACTTGTACTGAGCGTTCACCCCGTTAAGATTGTAAAGCGTATAAAAGTGGTTTTTACCCTTTGGCGTACTTATCAGCAACACTTTCTTACCCTTTACTAGCACCGTAGCCCGTAGTACCT